TGTTCAAGTTCTACACTCCATTTAGCTCCTAAGCGCCTTGTTCCAGCTTCAACAGCTGTCTTCTCAAAAGAAACTTCCATTTGCGGGATGTTACTTGTGAGTTCAAAGTCCTTAAGAAGCTTTGCCACACCATCGTCTCCGTTACCGAATTCGAAATCAGTGTTACCAGAAAGCTCTTGCGAACTGGCACCAGTGAAGCGTGTGTCAAGGTAGTTGTATCCGACTTCTTTTCCGTCACTTGCGGTGACGGGATTGGTACTTGTATTGTTGCTATCGTTAACATTTTGTCCACCACTACCGAGGTAGTCGGACTCATATTTATAACGAAGCGCGAAAGCAAGACCAACAGGACCACTCATGGGCTGAACACCAACGATTTCGTTTGTGATCAACTCAGGGAATGTCCGACGAATCATCGGAATGAGAATCTTAGGAAGACGACTATCACCGGTAGCGTACTGGTCTGTTGCACGAGGCAAGTTTGTAGTAGCGTTACCAATAGTACTAGAGTTGCTGTTAGAACCGCCACCGGCTCCTCCAAATACTCCGCCACCACCAGCTATATTAGCTTCTTGCAAGCACCATGCTTCTTGGTTTTCCAAGAGTATGGCGGTATTAAGACGGTCGTGATCGTTTTCGATTGCTCCAACGTTATCAGAAGTGTAATCCAACACAGGGTTCCATTTTTCCAAAAGCGCGCTTGCGCGGTCTTGGTCGATGTATGCTAGGGAAGGTTTAACTGACATAGTTTATAATTAATCTCCTTGTTTGCTTGACTCAGGTTATATAACCTCAACGTAAATAAAATAATTAGGTCCTCTTCAACTCGGACATGTAATTTTCAAGTAATGGATTACTTGACTGTTCCGGTTGAGTGAGGGTTGAAGATTGTTGTTGCTCGACTTTTTCAGCAAGTACTTGTGTCTTGGCAACGCGGTCTACTTTTGGTTTAGCTTGTTCAGCTTCCTTTTTAAAATTTTCTAATCTTTGCTCTTCAGTCTTTTCCAATAATTTGAGAGTATAATCATAATTTTCTTCAATAAACTTCGGTGTTTTGTTTCCAAGAACCTTGAACATATATTTCTTCTTTGTAGCAGGTAGCCCGGCGGTCTTGTGTTCAAGTACGAGCTTTGATTGTGCTTTTACTAACTCATGTGTGAGTTTTTGATTATTTTCTTGTAGCTGTTTGGTTTCGGTAGCTAATGTATCAATTTTTTGCTTACCGTCTTTAACAGCGCCGCGGATTGACTTCTTACTTAATGCATTATCAACAGCAAGTGCCTCTCTTAACTGACCTAACATTTTCACAGCTGATGTGTTTCTCATCGCTTTTTTAATATCTTGAGCAGGTATTGCCTTTTCGAGGTACAAATCCATATAATTGCTTATATTACTTACAAGCTCTTGCTTGAATGTACCGGCATCTTCATTGAGTGTTTGATTAAATTTCTTAGCAGCTTGTGCTAGCTTCTCAGCATGATCGTGATTGATAGCATCAACCAGCTTGTTTAGTTTGCCCGTATGATCAGTATCAATAGCCTCTAAAAGTTTTTCTAGCTTATCAGCGTGATCTTCATCTTGCTCCGCTAGGGCTTTCTCGACATGTAGTGCAACTCGTTCGTTGATCGAATGTTCGAACACTGACTCGATCTCGGACAATGCTTCTTCGGTTAAGATGCCTTCGGTTGCGTCCTTTAATACACTGGTAATTGTTTTTTCTTCACTCATGTTATTTAAAAATGTTTTTTGATTTTGCCTTTCTCATGTGCTGTTCAAGCTTTCGTTCAACAGCAGCTTGTAAATACTTATCAGCTTGCGCGTAATTTTTTTCAGTCAAGCACTGTATAAATTGCTTGATATCAATGTTTGATTGTTTTTTATTAGTGCTCATATTTATTAGTATTTATTCTTCACACTACTCAAGAACGACAATACTTGCTCTTTTAAATATGTTTCTACATCATTTTTAGGTAATGTTGATATATTTTTCTCAAAATTGTCATACAATTCACAGAATGTACCGTCTGAATTACAGACATATCTCTTACTCTCGAGTATACCATTTACAAATGCTTTTGGATAGCTAGGATCCGCGACACAATCAATCGCGATCAATCTCATATCTTTAACTACATTATAACCAGCATCGCTCTCTTCCAATTGACCAAGTGATCTACTACTTACACCGAGAGAGCAACCATCATTAATTAATGCTTGGACTATCAAACCGGCAGGAGTGCTCAATACTTTACTCTTTCCCATCACTACATTACCTTCAAAGTTTAAACCTGTAACGAGATGACAGGCTTTATCTAAACTAACATCAGCGTGTTGAGGGTGATTTAATTCTCCGAATGCTCGCTTTTTATCTATACATTCATTTTTATAACGCTGTACTTCACGTTGCATTTCTTCTAATGGATATTGTCGTTGATTGCGATTCGTCTCGTTACACACCATGTAAGGTCCTTGTATGAACATACTTTTCTTACCTGTTTTGGCTTCTTCTTCGATTAAAAATTCAAACGATTCGCAATCTGTTTCTTCAACTAATAAATTGTATTGAAATGTGGTCATTGCTATTATTTATTTTATTTTGCGCATTTTCAACGAAATAGTTCGTTCTCGGTAATTATCTGAAATTTATAACCATGTTTATCGCACCATGATTTAGCAGCCTTCCATTTAGCTTGATTACGAATATACTCTATATTTTCATATAATATTGTACTCTGCTTCTTGTTACCATGACTGGTTGGTTTTCTTGTTTGTCTTTTCGGTTTGATCTCAATCAAATATTTGATAGTTTCCTTACCTTCTTTTATAACTACACGATTATCTACCATGTATCTATGCGTTCTTCCAGTTAAAGGATTTACGTAAGGTATTATTACATTTTCACTAGACCACTCTACAACACTAGGGTTGTTATCACACCACCGGAAGAATTTAAGTTCCCATCCGCTTAGATATCTAGGATTGCCGCGACCTGTATATTTGTGACTATTTGTTGGAGTGTATAAACCTTGCTTGTATTGTTTATATTTCTTTTTTTTCATCAACCTACAAAAAATATAGGAGGTGCGGCGTCACCGATACCAGGTGCACCTTCATATAATGCATTTTCTAGTTTCTCTTTTTCTGCTAGACCCTCAGATAGTAGTTCACCATAATTTAATGTACCACCACCGAACAACGCAGTACCAGCATATTTACCTCTAACACGAGCTATTGTTATTTTTGTCAATGCTAGTGAGTATTGATATACCCAAATTTCTTTCACAAGATCACGTATCGGCCGCTCAACATATGCTCCAACTAATCCGACATATCCTGACCTGGTTGGACCCCCTGGTTCAGGTGTTATGAATAAACGTTGCAACCTGTCATCAAATTTAAAGTAGTGATCTTGTGAAAGTAATTTACTTCTCACATCTAACCAGTTTTTCATCGTGTACCAACTAACAAGATCGAATCCATATTTACCCATTGCATAACTAAAGTATGTTTGCTGAGCTAATGTTTGCTCTAAGGTAAATAATGTGTTTACACCACTCGAGCTACCCTCTTCAAAAGAGAATACATCAACAACTCGACGATGTGAGTCGAGATCATGATCATGACCACCACTAACAAAACCGCTAGTTGAATTTACATCTACACCAGTCTGAGCAGAGTAATATGTTTCTCTCATCTCTGGTGTGTAGCTGAATAGCTTGTCGATCGGAAGACCTTTACCTTGTTCATACAAGGCACTATTAAAGACTAAAAACTCTTCTGTATAACCGGCAAATTTGGTGAACATTTCTATTGATATAGATATGTTATCCATCACTTGGTTTTGATGTGCCTCAATATTTATTTGAGGGTATCCTAATGTCATCGCTATACGCTCCGCTAATTTTGCGAAGGTATTGATTCTACTATTTAAATTTGTACTGTAAAAATCACTTATTGGATTTGCTGATACTGGATTAGAAATGTGGCTCATTTATATTATTTATGGGCCGGGTGCTGCTGCTCCTCCTGTATCAGTTGGTGGGGCACCTTCTGGTGCTGGTCCTCCGAAAGCTGGAGGTGCTTCCATACCACCTT